GCCTTGGCCGCAGCCAGTATTCAAGTTACCAGTAGTATTGCCTTGGAGAACATAACCACCAATAGCAGTATTTTCAATTCCGCTAACGTTATAAAACAGCGTATTTATACCACAAGCGGTGTTGGATGAACCTGTTGTATTAGTAAACAAAGCATCTTTACCAATAGCAGTATTCTCAAAACCTGTAGTATTAACTCCTAGTGCAGTGTTGCCAAATACTGTGTTAGTGATAATTGCACCAGCACCTCTGCCAATAGTAAGACTTTGAGCAAGTAATGTTCCTGTTGTTGTAATATTGCCACTTGTGCTTATATTGCCGGTGGTAATAGCAGTACCGCTTACTTTATTTGCTGTTGCAATCTGTGCTAACTTAGTATCTACAATAGCGGCAGATGCGTTTATATCCGCGTTAATAATCACCCCAGCCGCAATAGCGGTTGCATTGCCAACACTGGTAACATCACCAGTTAGATTTGCATTGGTGGTAACAGTTGCTGCATTACCAGTACATGCAGCAGCAGTAGTTGCTGAAGATGCCGTACCAGTCAGATTGGCCGTGATCGTGCCAGCCGTAAAGTTGCCGCTTACACCTCTTGCAACGATGGTACTAGCAGTATTAGCACTTGTTGCAGTAGTAGCAGAATTGCTAACCTTACCGGCAGTTGCGATAGTAGCCAATTTTGTATCTACAATTGCGGCACTAGCATCAATGTCAGCATTAAGGATAACGCCCGCTGCAATAGCAGTAACGCCTGCATTGCTGATCGTTACATCACCTGTAACTGCGGTGCTTGTTGCAACGTTGCTGTTGTTACCAACTAATATATTTGCGCTTGTTAGTGTTTTTGGTATCTTTTCGGTGTCTAATTCTTGAATTGCTGTTTGTACATTTGTTGCTGCAATATCGCCAGTAGCGGTAAATGTAATATTAACAGCAGAATTACCTGCAACAGTAGCAGATACATCAATTTTTTGCCATGCCGCACCAGTAGATAATATATTATCTGGAGGGTCAAATGCAATGCCACTTACTTGGCCGGTGCTAGGTGTGCCCCCTATAGAAACAACAAAATAAAATTGTCTATTTGATTCACTTGAAGCAGGTAACGCACCCAAAGCAAAACCAGCGGCTGTTCCTGCTGCTGTCAATGCAGCTATTGCACCGGCAGTACCAGAAGACGCATCAAATGTGCCAGCAAGGATTAATTCTCCGCTAGTTACAGTAACAGATAACCATGAGCTACCTGACCAAATATACATATCATTATTTAGTTCATCCCAGAATAATTGCCCCTTGAAATTGGCAACAGGAAATGTTACAACGTTAGCTGTAGATCCCGCTCCGCCAAATTGCACAGTAGATTGATCAGCTAATTTTTCACCAGTAATAGTGCTAGTGCCAATTAAGTTTGCTGCAAATGTGCCCGTGGTAATCTTTGATGTATCTATGTTTGGTATATCAGCAACACTTAATGTTGTGCCAGTGCTTACATGCCCTTGAGCATCTACAGTTACTTTGGTATAGGTGCCAGCCGTTGCTGAGTTTGTATGATTTAATACCCCGCCGCCAGTGACGGTAAGCCCTGTACCTGGTTGCACTGCACCGTTAGTACTTGCGGCAGCTATTGGTAAATCAGTAGCAATCAATGTTCTGAATGTAGGTGCTGCCGCAGCGCCAGTAGTAGGACCAGTAAATACTGTTGCTGCCGACTGGGTGTCAAGAGTAGTCGTAATTGTTGCAACACCTGCTGAGTCTACAGCCGCACTAAAAGCAAGCGGAGTAGTATCAGTAAATATAAAACTATCTACAATGCCCGCAGATTGTTGCCATGCACTACCGTCCCACATGTATTGCAGTTTTGTAACTGTATTGAACCATTGTTGCCCAGCAAAAACACCGTTTATGTTAGGAGATACTGCTGCGATTACTGTTGTGGATTGATTAGCTAGTTTGTCTGCCGTAACTGCGTCATCAGCAATTTTTGCTGTAGTTATTGCATTATCAGACAGCTTTGCAGTTGTGACTGCATTGTCTGCAATCGTAGTTGCAAATGATCCAGTTCCAGTGCCTGACACGTCACCAGTTAGCGTTATAGTTTGATCGCCTGTATTAGTGCCGCTGCTACTGCCTGAATGGATGCCACTTACCGTGCCAGTTTGCGTAGCTAACGTACCAAGCCCTAGCGTGGTGCGTTGCGTTGCAGCATCTGCATCATCAAGTAATGCACGGCCCGCAGCAGTAAGTGTGATCTCTTCTATATCGCCAGCGCCTGCGGTAGCGCGACCCAATAGCTTATCTGTAGCCGTTACATTTTGTATTTTTGCATAAGTAACTGCATCGTCTATGATCTTTGCAGTTAGTACCGCATCAGCAGCTAATTTGGTAGCACTTACCGCACCAGTTGCTATTTTCGCTTCGGTTACTGCTAAAGCTTGAATTTTAGCTGTTGTTACTGCATCAGTTGCAATTGCTGCCGCCGCTAAGCCAGAGGCATCTATTTTAGCTGTAGTAACAGCATTTGCAGCTAGCTTACTTGTATTTACGGCAAGGTCTTCAATGCCTGCTGTTGGTGCGATAACTTGCTGGTAAACGCTGCCATCATAAACTTTTAGGTATTTGGTAGTGCTACTAACATGGCCGCGCCCTTCAAAATTATCAGTTGCTGGTTCTGTCGGTCCATAGTTGACGCTCGAATCATTGGCTAGTTTTGCCGCTGTTATCGCATCATCTGCAATGGCAACAGTGCCAAGCTTTGTTGCGCTGCTTTGGTTCAGCGTGGCTAAATCAATAGTGCTGTTATCCGCTAAAGCAGCAGCCCCTTGGAACAAGCTTTTAGCTGTTATTTTTTTGGTTTCGCTGGAGCTGCTATCGACAATAGGTAATAAGTCGTTTGCTGCTAAGGAGTTTTGCCCCAGTTCAGTCAGTTGCGATATGCGCTGGTCAGCCATAAGAAAATACCTGATGCCCTATTCTAGTCGGTAAGTTCAGTTAGCAAGAAGTCTAGCGATTCTTCAATTTCAATACGGTCGGTATCTTCCTTCAACAGGTAGCCCGGTGGTTCGCCAATCAACAGGCGGATTTCACCAGTTGTTACAAAGTCAAAAACGCATGAAATTACTTGATCTGCCCTTACTTCAATTCCTGCTTTTACTATGGCTGCATCAAATTCATAATAAATATCTTGCGTTTCAGGGTAGATATCATCTTCTGTTAATTGCAGGAAACACTTAAAGTCACTGCCAATATCAGTCCGGTTTATTAATTGCAGCATTAGTAATGAATTTTCTGTTTGACCGCTGTTTTCTGTATTAAAAAAGCAATCAATCGTACCACCACCACTAATCAAACCAGCCGAATGCATACGTTTAAATTTATCTGACATTGTTGTGGTTTCTATTGTTTCGCGATCAGTATTAAATGTAAAGCCCGTTACATCACCTAATACCCGCTCGATAGACCCATTTATTCGCACACTGATGTTTAGTGGGTCACCAGTAAATGCTTCTAGTTCATATTCATCCGCCCTAGTATTATTGATTGCAGAACTAAATGTATCAAATAAACGTATGCCGCCTAAGGCATTTATGCTTACATAAGCTCTTATATTATTTTGGGTTGTGCCATCAATCCATGTGGCAGCAGGTAAAAAATCTAGCCCACGGCTATCTGTTGTCGTAATTGCAATTTGATCCCCGGTTACTATGTTCTCTAAGGACTCATCAAAACTAAAACGGTTTAATGTTACATTTATATCTGCTGGTGATATCTTGCTGCTAAATGATTCGGCAGATTTACGTTGTAATTTTACTTTGCCATAATGGCCTAAGAAGTAAGTCATGCTTATGCGTCAGGAATTTCAAGGAACTGCCCATCAACTGTAAAGTTAATTGAAATGCTAGTTAACTCACCAGTTGATACCTGCAATGATGCACTTGTGATAAAAGCCATAAATGAAATATCGTCTTTAATGTCAACACCTGCGCCTGGTGTATTTCCAACCCTTAACCCAAGCACCACGCGATCTGATGCTGTGACACCAACAGAGGTAGTTTTCATTACTTTTGACAACAGCTCATCAAAACGACGGCCAGGAGCACCGCCTTCCTCCCTGTAATACAATACAGTTGCACTACCTGTTGAGCTAACTACGCCTGGGGTGTAACTTTTTACAGCCGTATCCATAGTAGTAGTCTCCAATAGCTCCATCGATGTCTCAAGGCTCCAGTCCCGGATCTTGAACACACGGTTTACATCATTAGCTCCAGTACCAAAATCTGGTTGTGTCGTATATGTAGCAGAATCTGGAATGAGGAATAAAGCCCCTGTCCGCCCTGAATAAAATGCCATTAGCTTAAATGCAGATGTCCCTAATCTAGCGCACCAGTCACAGTAAAAATACCATCGCTGAAATTTGCAATTTCTGATAACCCATCGCTAGTGCATGGGTAGTTTGTGCCGCGTACCGTGATCTCCCCGTCCTCATCCATTTCCACCTCTGTCACCCGGAACACTCGTCTGGTAGTTGTTTTCTGTCCTAGCACAAAAAGGTAACCTTCCAGATCAGCCAGTGTTGCAGCAGTATTACCGCTAGTAGCAGCAGTTCTAGAAACTACGCCTATGCCGGATTGATATAGCAAAAATTCATAACTGCCATCTGGCAACGAATTATCCAATGGGATATTGAGCGCACCACCAGGGCCAATGATACCTGTACGAATGCCATCCCAGCTATTCTGCCCAATATCAACATAAACAAATGCACCAGGGCTTACAGGGTCCATGGTAGGGAATGTCTTAAATTCAATCGCTACCTTTATATGCCGTCTTATCTGGCATAGGAATTTGCCATAAATTATTGCCTGCTCTCTAGTGCTAACAAACTGCGCGACGTAAAAGGTTTCGCGTACTGCATCAACTTCCTGCGTATCTTTTAACTTTACTTCTATTGCACGGTTAGCTGAAAACGTGCCATTTACATCAGCGCCACGATATACAATGGTTGCAATTAAATCTTGTACGCTAGAGCCATAATCAAGATGTTCTTCTTTATAGCTGCCTTCCATTATGTTGCCTTGGTTAAATAATGCAGTTACATTTACAATGCGATTCATCGCGCCAGTATTTTCATCATATGGTACGGCTGGGATTAATGTTTCCCTGCCGCCGATACGTGCAAATTCCAGCAAACTAAATGGTGCAACATCCACCCAGAATTGCCGCCAGTTAGTAGTATCAGCAATAATGCCATCCATGAATAAATTGTTTACACGGCAGAACCGTTTTGTTTTTGTTAGTTGCGCGACATCTACGCCTTCAATTTTGGCATATTTGCCAATGCCATCTTCTGCATCAATAACAGTATCTACAAATATATCTGGCGCATGACATGCACAGCCAACAGCATCCGACTGATCTAATCGTGTTGATACTCGGCCATGAGTTACAAATGCAGTAAAGCTACGGAGATCTTGTAAATTACGACCGGAATATAAATTAAGACCCACCATGCTAAGGTTTTTATATAAGTTTGGAAATTCACTAAATGATTGTATTTGTTGTTCCGTCACGCAGGTAAGCGCAAATTCAGGGCCTGCTTCAAACGAAAATTGGCATTGGCTATCAGCATCAAGATTAAATAAGTCCCATTCTGATATGCTGCGTGGTGATTCATTCAATGGTGGAAAGCCTTGGAAGCTATTAATTAACCGGCCTGCTGCTTGTAATGTTCCTACATTTGGCAAAGTAATTGTAACGGCATTTGGTGAATTTTCTAGATATAAAAAGTTTGTAGAACCATTGGCTGGATCACGTAATTCTGGGTGCTTTTTAATCTCAGCAAATGTTTCAGCAATTGATTCCAGTTTAAATTCCCAATAATCTGCTGTAGCTAATGTACTAGCAAACTTAATGTAATTAAAGTTATCAATATCAGCAGCACGGCTCACAGCAATAATTACTGGTGCTAGTGCAAATGAAGTTTGTCCTGCTTTACGGTATTTAAATAAAAACATTGCAACACGATTTTTAACGCCATTATCACTGATAGGATAACCGGGGTGATTGTTTCTGCCGTAACGTTCCTGTCTGCCCGATATACGTTTGAATACACGGCTTTTAATTGCAAAATCTACAATATTGCATTGTTGAATTGCACGATATGATGCCGATTCTGCTCGCGCTAAAGCTTTAGTGAAGAATACTGATTCGGGGCCTGTTATTGTAGATTCGCCATTTTTGTATACAGAATAAGCATTTCGTTCTTCTTGCGATATGCCTCTTCTTTTAACATAATACCCTGCAAAATACGCATATTCAGCGCCAGTGTCGGGGTCGTTACCTATGGCATATTCTGCTGTATATTGCCCAGATC